CTTGTTCCCCTGGTAAGATCGACCTCGTTGACGAGCACACCTGGAGAAGATGTCTTAATAACCATCTTTGTCTCCTGAATATAGGAATATTCACTTTTATTTAGAAAAACTCGGGGTTTAAGTATCTTACTCCATTAAAAATCAGGGTAGTAGAATACCCCCAACTTCAAGTTACCACCAATCGGTATTCGGAGTACTGGTATATTCCCATGGTGAATGTGGCATTCCGTACTCATCCATACTATCCCGATACTTATCATACCTATCAGACTCCCACTCAGTCCTCCATACTTCTCCATCAGATACAAAGGTATCTTCATCACCAGACCCAACAATGAAACCGAAAGGTGACATATCTTCTTCTAGTTGTGTCTTGTCTTTTTCATATAGTTCTTCTCTGATTGACTGGTCAGTCATCTCTTTGAAGTAGTCTTGAGCAACAGCCCAAGCGTAAATAACCATACACATTACCAAGTCATCATGGCATCCCTCTTCAGCAGAAAAAGAATCCCTCTTCTCAACAAAGGTGGTAAGTTCGTTAATGACTTGGAAGTCATTGAAGATAACCTTATCCGATTCCACCATTTGCTTGAGGTTACTACAGCCAAGTTTCTTGGGGGCTTTCGCCATCTTAAGTCCAAGTTGGGTCTTACCACCAGAAAACCCATGTCCTAATACCTGACCAGCACGACCCCTCATAGAAGTCATCAGTAAGTTTTCATACTCCATATCATAAAATATAATAGAAGCCACCTGGTCTCCGATGTCATTGACCTCAGCTAGAATCCAAGCCTTATTGTATCTCTTTGCCACCTGAACAATGACATCAGGAAACAACATTGGTTTGATTGTATTGTTTCTATACTTACCTACTAATTTGTGTGGATATGAGGTGATGTCTACTATCAAAAAGGCAGAGTAATCCAACTTCATACCACGAGAGACGTCGACCGTCATCAGGTACTCATGACCTTTAATTGGTTCTTCATAGATATCCAAACCACCAGAAGATGTGATTGGGTCCTCGTATGACAATGACTTTAATTTGGGACCACAAATGAGGGTACCGGCAGAACCAATGAAGTCACACTCAAATTCCTGTTGGAATTGTTGTTCTGAAGTGTTAGCAATGGTCTCTTGTTTCCAGACCTCATCTCTACCAGGAACCTCAGACCAATGTGCCTCTGTTGCCCTATAACTATTCCTTCCTTTCTCTGCATCATTCCACAACTTATAGAAGTGGTTCATCCCATTGGGGGTAGAAACAATGATTACTTTGGTTGATTTACCAGAGGAGATAGTAGGATAAACGGAGCTAAAGAAATCGTCAGCAACGTTTGTCGGAACGAAGGCGAATTCGTCCAACATAACGATATTATATGAGAAACCACGAACAGCCGAACTAGATGTGGAACTTGCAGTAATTCTAGACCCATTCTCAAGTTCAATAGATCCTTTGTTCCAAGCAAGTACCCCCTGTTGGAGCCACTTAGGTAAGTTTTCATAGGAAGTTTGGAGCTTTGCCATAAGCTCAAAACTAGTTTCACGTTTATTAGCCAGGATGGCGATGTTGATGTTGTCACGAAAGATAGCTTGGTGAATGAGATACGCCGTCACGGTCACTGACTTACCGGACTGACGAGGTAACTTACAGATACTAAACCTATTATTATGAAAACTATCAATTAGATTCCGTTGAAACGGATATGGGATGAAAGGGACAATACCATCATCCAGAGAGATAACTTTGATATAATTTTCAAGAAAATATTCTGGGTCTTGAGAACACTTAATGACTTCTTTTACTTGTTCTTTCGTATAATCAATTTGGACACCACGTTGTTTTAGTAACGGATTTCCCTTATAGTCATTGTCCATACTATACCTATTTCTACTATTTATTTACTCTACGTTCATCGTAATCCTCTTGTCTCTCCTGTTCGATAACGTCGGAGAGTTCTGATTCCAGTCTCTGAACCTTATCTTCTAGTAAGGTAATCTGTACTTCCAACTCACGAACTCTTTCCACAGTCGCTAATACTCCAGCTGGAGGTCCAAACTCATCAATCCAATCATCATTCTCTTCCACCTCTTCCATAATAGCCTCCATATATCTGGTCAAAGCTTCGATCTCCATATCCTGTCTAGCATCAGCAGGTAGATTACCCATCTCACCTCGTGGCCACAGAATTCTAAACTCGTTATTGAGTTCAATGTCCTGTTGGTTCAGTGTTGAATTTGTTTCAAGATTATTGATACGTTCTATAACACCACCATAAGCCCAAGTAGCGACAGCCACACCTGCAACAATCGAAATGATGTTACGGATGGGCATCGCCACTGCGGTGTCGTCTGACATACTCGTTACTTTCTCTTCAGACATAACACTAGTGGAGGTGGCTATACTTATTTATTCTCAGACAACTCTCAGAAGGGTCTAATATCGTATGGACTTCTATTTACAGCAGCCATCATCTGAAGATACACTTTAACCTGTGCCTCTGTGAGAAGAAGAGCAGGTCGAGCGAAGCAATACTTCAGTAACCACATTTTAGTATCCGTTTCCATTGCCTCAGCAATTCCATCTTCTTCTGGCGGCCTTTCCTCTTTCTCCATTCCAACTCTTACTCCTTGCACAGAATGATTTACGTCTACCAGCTGCTTTACTACCAGGCTTCAATTCAGAAGGTGGTGTAGTCACTGCTGTTTTCAGGTTTCCACCTGTTCTCTTATTATACTTGGCGACACCCTTGGCTGTCATCCCCGCACCTGATTCGGTGCTTCTCTTGTCACCAGACTTCTGGGACATCCCCTTCATCTCATCACCCTCAAAGAAGTAACCCTCTTTCTTAAGTTCTGCTGCTCGTTTTGCTGCTTTGTTTCCATCACCCCTATCAGCATCATCACCACCACCTCCAGATACTTTTGTTCGTCCAGGGTTTCCGCCGCCGCCTCTTTTAGTTGGTGCTTTACGACCACCATCAGTTCCAGTTCCTTCTCGTCCTCTCGCAACTCTATCTAATGCTACTCTTGCATCTCTAGTGGATTTTATACGACCTAAAGATTGCTTCTTTGCATCTGCTCTAGCTAATCTTTCCCCAGTGAGTTCTTCATCAATGTAGTCCTCTTTCATACTGCGACTAGATGGTCTCTCTAGTGAGAAGGACGCAATCTTATCATAAGGTTTCTTCTTTGCTGGAACCTTAGGTGCCTTGTAGTTCTTATCAGACTTGTACTCTTCTTTCTTCACACAATTAGGATACTTCTTACCAAACATGGTCTTCATACCTTTCTTGGTGTAGCCCTTCCAACAGGCTTCATCTACTTCTTGGGTGAAAGCACCATCTACATTTAATGTAACTTCCTCTTTCTTAGTAGAGTTACCCCAGTTGTCTGCCCCTTTCTTACGACACTTCACAAGAGCACCAGAAGCATAAGCAGAAGGCCAGACCTTGTAACGGGACTTAACCTTATTATAACAGGCATCTTTCTTACCTTCACCTTCCATCACAACCTCTTCGGTCTTGACATTCTTTGCCTTACCACTTCGGTTGGCGTCACCATCTTCTCGGTTCTTTCTGTTGAATGCCTTATCTTCTTCTTTGTCATTGAGGTTTCTCTTCATCTTAGAAGAACCACACTTAGGCTTTGACTTCTGACCTTCCTGTTTGGCACAAGGCTTACCAGCATAAGGACCACCAATCTGAACCCAACCCTTCTTTCCATCAGAAGACTTGGACTTATTAAACCAGTCATGAAGTGAAGCATCACCCGACTTATTGCCCTCAATAACAACTTCCTGAACTTCACCTGTGTCGTGGTTTTCAATCAGAAGTAAAGTACTCCCATCGTCTTGAATCATTGGAGAAGAAACAGGCTCACCTTCCTCCTCACAAATCATCTGATAAGCCATTGATTCCTGTTCGGTCATCTGAACCCAAGCAGTATCATCAATGATATGGAAGTTCTCTGTCATTGCAGGAACCAAGACCATAAAGTTATCCTGGTTATCACCAGCACTCATCGAAGGATAGAATGCCAAGAGACGGGCACCGGGCCAGAACTTCTTACAAGCATCTTCCATATCTTTTCTGGAAGGAATTCCTACCTCAGGCCAGAAGAACTTCAATCTCTGAGTTCCACCACGGAACAAGAATGATACTTCATAAACCTGACCGATCTTATTCATACGGACAGCTTCTTCAAGGGGGAACCAACCCACCTCTTCATCAACCTGTTGTTTCTTCGCCCACTCATCGGGGATCATCTTGTGTTCGGCTTTGAAGTCTTTATGAAGTTGCTTCGGTGTGATGTCATATTCGGCAGCAATCTTACGCATCACTTTGTCAATGGACTGCCATGAAATATCTTCCATCTTAAGTAGTTGATCTTCCAACTCACCTACGGGATCTTCCACCAGAAGTTCTGGTGTTTCTTCAAAAACCTCTTCTACTTCCTCTTCTTCGGTAACAAACTTGTTCTTAATATACTCACCATACTCTTCTAAGGTCATAGAAGTAGTCAGAGCATAATAATTACCACATCCAGGAGTTCCTGTACTTCCACCATTAGGACCAGCAGTTGGTGCCAGTCTTCCTTCACTGCCACCATTGTTTCTCATACCAGCCAAGGCATTTGCCATAGCTCTCATATGAGCCCTAGAAGCAATAGTATCAGGAGTTTTTACCAGTTTCTCCCCTTTCTTCTTCTCTTCCTTGGGGTTGATGTTATTACGATAAACATCAATGGCAACCTCTGCCAACTCCTTATCCTTATATCTTTTCTTGGCTTTGGGTTTATCGGTAGTGTCGCAATTACCTTCTGTCTGAATATTTACATCACGAATACGGGAACGCATATTACTAATACCCAAGTCCAGTTTGGACTCACGGATATAGTCGGTACTTTCTTCAAAAACAGACTGAATTTCTTCAGCAATCACTTTGCTTTGGTTAGGCTCGTTCATTTGTATGATAGTTTCTTATACTCTATTTATGTTAAGCAACAGGTTTAGCTTCGTAGGTCTGAACATCCTTATTAGTTTCGGTTTTAGCCAACTCAGTAGCCGCACCAACTAACTTGTCACGGATTCCCAAATTTAAACCTTTACCTTTTTCCTTTTGTCTCTTCTCTTTCTCTTTCCTTTTCTCCAGTTCATCCTTACCTGACCGATAAGTTAATGGAGTTCTTACTCCACCACCAGGTCCAGAAGCTGCTCTCTGTTTATTGAAGTCTTCTTTTCCCTTTGATTTGGGACCAAGTCCACCAGTTACACCGCCACTTCTGGATGGTTCCTGTCGTGTCCCCTGTCGTGTCCCTGTTGACCTGTTACCAGGTGATGCCTTGTCTGTCGTTCTGACAACAATAGACCCACCTGGTTTATTCACTTTCTTGTCTTTCTTGTCTCCACCTTTGGCTTTCTGTCGAGCGTCACGATATGTTTTTGCCTCTTCCTCAGTCCTACCCTTCATAAACTGGTTGAACTGGTCATCAGACATACCACCGACTTTATCTGATATACCTTCTAAAAGAAACCCCTCGTAAGTCTTCATTTAACTAACCTTTTCTTACTATTTATCTTTGTTATCTTTAATCAACTTCATTAGGTCAGCCGTAGAACCTGTCATATAGATGTTATTCTGAGTATTATTTTGGGTAGCCTGGACCTTACTTTCCTCTATTTCCATATCCTTAGTCTTCTTATGGAGGTCTTGGAGTTTCTCAACAACCTCAGCGGCATTCTTAGCACCCGCCAAAGCTACTTCATATGCTCGTGGGTGGTCTGTGGACTGGGCCACATCCAAAGCACCATCAAGTGCCTCTTGCATCTTGTCTACAATGTTGTAGAGTTGTGCTCTAGCATACTGATAGTCTTTCTCCCTGTCTTCAACTCTATCACCGACCTTAAGGGGTTTT